CAGCAATCTTTGTTTATAGTTATCATCATGTTCGTGTTCCTTTTGGTTTGTTTTGGTTTGGTTTACCGTCTTCGGTCTTCAGCTTTTCTTCGTGTGCTTTTTGATAAGCAACCGTACAGCCTTTAGCCACGGTTCATAGTTATGAGAGAAGTAACAGGAGAACCACAGATCATCATCATCGTCAGGGTCACAGAAACCAAACGGACATTCCCCGCAACAGTCTTCGTCGCCGCACCCCATAAGATCACCATACTTCATACACAGGCAGGAAGTAGTTCCGTCTAACACAAGAACAGGAACACCGTTTTGTTTTTCTTCGTGGACGCAATCATCTAGAATAGTCAAGCCGTATCTTTTCAGATTCTTGGGAAGCAGACCTTCAATCTTTCGTTCCTCATGCTGTAACGCAACGAGCAACGAAACGTTTCCGCATGCTGCTTTCGGATAATACTTTTTCAACCACGCTTTGCTTCGTTGGCTCACTTTCCATACTCTCTTCTTCATAGCGTACTCCTTGGTTCGTTCTTCGGTTTACATGTTTGGGAAATTGTCTAGCCGACTCAGACGTACAATCACACCATTACGAAACATTGACGGAAACCACATCGCACCATCGTTATCAATTACACTGATAAACATACCGTGCAATTCTTTTCGTTTGGCGCACACTAATTTCTGGTTACTATGAAAACTTGTCAGCCATCGTACGTTTCTTTTGTTCTTCTTGTACAGGATAGCAAACCGTTTGCCTTTCGGAAACACAATCTCTTGTCCATTCTTCAACGTTATGCTCTTTTTCATGTTTCATACTCCTTTTGTTTTGTTGTTAGAAAAAGGAAGGAAGGTGATCACCACAACCACCTTCCAACCTTTCCATAACACCATTCGTTTACAACACTCTCAAGAAGTGTTGGCGTATCAGAATTAAAAACGCTTGCCAAATACTCATCCGCTAAAAGTCCATTCCCAGATCAACGATCATTTAGGAATGTTAGACTCGCCATGCGTGTATCATCTATTTGCGATTTCGGTTTATCGTAGCCCACCATCTAGTGGCATAGGGCACCTACTAATCGGCTTACTCGAATCTACACGACTTACTCCAGTCTTTTGTCCTTCTTACGTTCTCCGTTACAAGCAACCGTTCGGTTACAATCACGTTTTTGAAGAACCCACGGAGTCCCAAACGCAAAGGTAACAAGTTTACGATCAAGCAAGTGTAACGCTGTCGACACGAGAAACGTATATCAGCGGGAAACGTTTTCAGTTCCACACGATACTCACAAACCGCCACTCTCATAAAGTTTCCTGGGAGGTTTTCCGCATACGATAGTTTTTCAATCGTAGCCGGTTTACTCTCATTCCCCATCAGCGGTCTCTCTCAGACGGTCACTGTCGATTTTGCCGTTTCGAGGGTGGCCCCTCGACTCGATCGCGTGTTACATCGGTTTCGCTCTCGACCGTCCTACATCCCTCAAAGAACTATTAAGAGAATAGTCGAAAATGGCTTTACTGGTAAAGCCTAATAGCAACCTATTTTAAGGCTATATTGGGCCTATAAACAGGCCCCAATAGGAGGTTACTAAGGAGAGTACCCTTTTACAAACTAGCATTCTCTCGTATGATCAGCCTTGGTTTATTACCAAAGCCGTTGTCCAGATGAAACACAATATGAAACGTCGAACTACATCTGTAAATAGAAATGAAAAGAAGAAGAACGGTAGACCAACAACATACGCTGGCAGGAAAACAGATCATCAAGCGTATGTAGCTAGTTCCCTTGGTGCAACACTGGATGAACTAGGCAATCTATTCTCTGTATCAGGTCATACTATAAGTATGTGGCAGAGACAATACCCCGGCTTTCGTAAGTCTTTGAAAAAAGGACGTTACGATTTTGATTCTAGACGTGTTGTAAATCAACTCCTGAAACGTGCGCTTGGTTATGATTATGTTGAGACGCACCGTGAGTATGTGGAGATTGATGGAGAGCATCTGGTTTCCAAACGTGTTGCCTCAAAACGTATAAAGGGCAAATCCCGTACCATGCTTGTTCCCGGAGAAAAGGTGCGCGTTATCAATAAGCACCAGCCTCCCAGTGATGTTGCTATATTCTTCTGGCTCTGTAATAGATCACCAGAGGAATGGAAGCATATCCAAAAACAAATCGTTGAGCATAGTGGCAGTATCCGTAACGAAGTGGACCTAAGCAAAGTACCAAAGGATGAGTTGTATGTTATCAGGGACATACTTAACAAAGCCCAAGCAGATGCCAAATCTGTCTCTGGACGAAGTCAGAATGGAATTGGCGTTCCGTTCTCTCAGAGACTTCGTGGAGTACAGTTGGCCTCTGGTAGAAACTAATGACTTTGTTTCCGGTTGGCACATAGACGCAATATGTGATCATCTGGAAGCAGTAAGCAAAGGTCAAATTCTACGACTCATTATCAATATGCCCCCACGGCATATGAAATCGTTGTCTTGTTCCGTCTTCTGGCCAGCATGGGATTGGTTGGATAATCCGGGCAGACGTTTCCTCTTTTCATCTTACGCAGAATCACTTTCCATTCGAGACTCAAGAAAGTGTCGTCTCATAATCCAATCAAGCAAGTATCAACGGATGTGTCAATACATCGGTATGGATATGTCTCTGGCTGGTGACCAGAACGCCAAGGTGCGTTATGAAAACAATCATGGCGGTGTACGTCTTGCTACTTCTGTCGATGGTTCTAATACTGGAGAAGGTGGCGACATAATAGGTGTTGACGATGCACACAACGTGCGCGATGTAGAAAGCACAACGCAAAGAGAGTCTGTAATTGAGTGGTGGAAGACTGTTATGTCTTCCCGGCTCAATAATCCAAAGACTGGTGCAAAGGTCTTGATGATGCAACGGTCCCACCACGAAGACCTGTCTGGGTATTGCTTGAAGAAGATGGTTGAGGATGTACAGGCTGATCAATGGGAAACGTTGATTCTTCCTGCACGTTATGAAGATGAGAACCGCAGTAAGTCTTCTATCACTTTTGTTGACCCTCGTAAGAAGATTGATGAACCGTTATGGCCTGAGATGTATGGCGACGAGCAATTGGCTTCTCTCGAAAGTGAATTGGGCGCATACGGTGCAGCAGGACAACTGCAACAAAGACCTTCCCCCAAAAAAGGTGGGATGATTCCTGCTGAGAAGTTGCGTCTTGTTACAACCTTTCCCAAACACCGCATCATTCGTTCTGTACGTTATTGGGATAAAGCAGGAACTGAAGGTGGGGGAGCATATACGGCTGGTGTTCTTATGCATCTTTTGAATACTGGACGTTTTGTTATTTCAGATGTGGTACGAGGGCAATGGTCTGCGGGAAAACGAGAAGCCATTATCAAGCAGACTGCACAGATGGATGCTTTGGAATACTCTGAGAGCAACGGAGTGAAGTTGAAAGCAATTGATATCTGGGTAGAACAAGAACCTGGGAGTGGTGGCAAAGAGTCTGCACTGAATACTGTTATCAATCTATCTGGCTTTCCTGTCCATGCCGATCCTGTGGGTGCTTCGGATGGTAATAAGAGAGAAAGAGCAAGACCGTTTGCGGCTCAGGTGGAAGCTGAGAATGTAGACATCGTGATTGGTCCTTGGAATAAAGCGTTCGTGGAAGAGTGTTGTGCATTTGATAAGGGTAAGTATAAAGATCAAGTGGATGGTTCTTCTGGCGCTTTTAACAAGTTGCATATAAAACCAAAGCGTGCTGGACTATGGCCGTCTAGGCAAGACAAAAGCAGGAGGTAAGACCATGGCAAAAGTAGATACGGCAGAACGGTTGGACAATAAAGGCAAACCCATTGTGAGTCTGGGTAAGTTCACAATCAAGAATTGGTGGTTTGAAGGATTCACAGATGGCGCAGTAGGCATTGGTCGTGTGCCCAACGAAGGTCCAAAGTTTGTTCTTGATGCTGACGAATGGGCCAGTGTTGTTTCTGCAACTTGTGTTGGTGGGCAGTCTGGTGATATACATTATGCTGTTGTTAATCTTCTCAAAGGTATATTGCCTCAGCCCAAGGTAAAGCCGTCAGCCAAGAAGAAGGAAGAAGAGAAGACCGAAACTGAAAAGGCAGAGTAATTATGAGACGTACTACACAGCCAGAAAGTGAGATCAAAGCCAATCTGCGAAAGATGATTCTTGGTCGTACCATGCATGCTCTTACGAGTGCGCTGGTTTCCAGAGCAAAGCTGGGACAGGATCTAGGCAAGACGTTTGCTGGTGATCGTGATTTGTATGTGGCTTGTGGTTATCCCAAGACAATATCGTTCCGGGATTTTGAAGCAAGGTATCAAAGACAAGACATAGCCAAGCGTATCATTAACGCATTCCCAGCCGCAACGTGGAGAGCCAAGCCAGATATATACGAAACAGAAGATGCGAACGAAACACCGTTTGAGAAACTGTGGAATGAGTTGCTGTTGAAGATCAAGGTATGGCATTACTTGCTTCGAGTGGATAAGATGGCTGGTGTGGGACAGTATGCTACTCTGCTTCTTGGTTTCGATGATGTGCAGAATGTAAACGATCTGGCATCAGAAGTGAAACCCGGAAAAGGCAGACGGCTGTTGTACCTCCGTCCTTTCTATCAAAATGGAAGTGCGATTGGCAGCTGGGTGAAAGAAGCATCAGATGTCCGTTTCGGTTTACCTGAAACATACCAGTACAATTTAACCATTGGAGATTCAAGCATCGGAGATACGGGAACTGCTATCACAGCAGTTTTCCCAGAGACAGTCAAAGTGCATTGGTCTAGGGTACTGCACGTAGCCGATGGTTGTTTGGATAATGATGTGTATGGTACTCCTCGTTTGGAGGCTGTGTTCAATCGTTTATTGGATTTGGATAAGACGCTTGGTGGTTGTGCAGAAGGATACTGGCGCGATGGTTTCCCAGGTATGGCTTTCGAGTTGGACCCAGAAGCAGATTATAGCCAAACTTTGGATACTATGGAGGATGAGATTGAGAACTATATCCATAATCTTACGCGAACCATCAAACTGCAAGGTGTAAAGGTTACTCCCATTGCAACGGAAACAACTGATCCAAAGCCGATGACCGAAGTAGAATTGCAAATGATATCTGCTGCGTCTGGTATTCCTGTTCGTATCTTGACTGGAAGTGAACGTGGCGAATTATCATCTGCGCAGGATGAATCGAACTGGAACAGCCGTGTAGATGAACGGCGCAAGGACTTTGCAGAACCAATAATGATTCGAGAGTTTATACAACGTCTTATCAAGTATGGCGTTCTACCAGAACCGAAGGAGTTGATAGTCAATTGGCCTGATGCTCATGCGTTAAACGAAAAGGACAAAGCAGAAGTAGCCAAGAACAAAGCGCAAACCATTTCCTTCTATCTCACACATCCTGGTGCAGAAATGATTCTGCCTCCGTATTACTTCTTGACGATGATACTTGGACTCACCGAAGAGCAAGCACAGTCTATTGAAGATGATGTAGATAAAGCATTGTTGGAAGAGAAGGACGATGCTGATGCAGCTGCTGAAAGCTTACGAGAAGAGGAAGAAGCAGCTGCCGCAGAAGCAGAAGAGGCAGAACGCAAACCCAAGAAGGTAGTACCGAAGAAAGCAAAATGATATTGGCACTACAACAATCTCGCAGACCAAGTTGTCCTACGCTGAAGGACGAAAAGAACGCTGCTATGCACACAACTAATATTGTGTCCTCGTCAGCACGTCAACTTGGTCTGCATTCTTTACGGCAGTTGAGGAAAGACCCAACGCGAACACTTCTGTTGCGTCAACAATACTCTGCTGACATGACCAGACGGTTCAAAGCAATTATGAGAGACATAACAGAGTCTATCGTTAAGAACGATTGCTTTGCTTTGACAGACAGACGCGATTTGATAAAGGGCATACCTGGACTCAAGATCAATGCTCCCATTCCTACACGTGCATTTGAGTTTAATACAAGCGCGCAGAAGGTGCGTGGGTTTATGTCTTGGTTGCAACAACAAGTGGATGCTGGTATTCTTGAAATACATAAAGGACCAGAACGAACTTTCGTTGGAGCACAACGCTGGAACAACGTGTATATTGAATCCGCTTTCAAGCGTGGTCTTGAACGAGGAGACAAAGAATTGCGGAAAGCTGGCTTCAAGGTTATAGATAAAGGACCAGGGTGGTTAGGTGCATCTCTCAACTCTCCTATTAACGCAGACAGAATCGGTTTGCTGTTTATCAGGAACTTTGAAGAGCTCAAAGGCATCACGTCCACCATGTCTCAACAGATAGGACGTATCTTGGCACAGGGTATGGCAGAAGGCAGAGGCGCAAGAGAACTTGCGCGGCAGATCAATAACCGTGTTAGTAAGATAGGCATTACCCGCGCACGAACGTTGGCCCGTACAGAGATTATCCAAGCACATCATCAAGCTATGATAAATACTTATCGGGAAGCAGGAGTGCAGGGTGTGACGGTTCTTGCAGAATGGGCAACGGCTGGTGACGAAAGAGTATGTGAAGATTGTGAATCATTGGAAGGGCGAGTGTTTACGCTGGATGAAATAGACAGCATGATTCCACTTCATCCTCAGTGCCGTTGCGTTGCATTGCCATCGAACGTTGGTGAGGAAAGATACTTTAAGGAAGACCAGAAAGAAATCGAAGAAGCGTTGGAACGATTGTAAGGAGATTGATCATGGCATTACCGAAACCAAATAAAGGTGAGTCAAAAGATGCGTTTATAGCACGAAGCATACAGGATGCAGATATGCTATCCAATTTCCCGGTTCCTGCTATGCGTTCAGCAGTAACCAATACACTGTGGTTTGGTTACCAGAAGAATATTAAGCTGACTGCAAATGGCTTGAAGGTTTGTGCTCTTTACAAATGCCCGAAGTGTGGAGAGACATACGCGCATGCGCCTGACGCTGCTCTTCCTGAGTTATGTATGGTATGCAATACGGAGATGCAAGAATTCAAAGATCACGAACCAAATCCGAAACTCAAGAATAACCTTGCTGTGTGCATGAGCAATCTTATCAGGAACGAAACGCTGGAAGGGAAAGAGTATTTGGTTGTTCCTGTTGTGATGATGGTTGAAGGTGTACACAATAACCTTCTCTATGGTGGGGATGAATTGGGTATGTTCCCAGATGCGTGGAACGGAAAGCCTGTTGTGGTAAGACATCCGATGGAGGGTGGGCAGTTTGTTACTGCCAACACACCACAGCGTGAAGAGTCTGTTACCATCGGAGAGGTATACAACACAATATGGGATAGTACAAAGTTGAAGTGCGAAGCCTGGATTGATCCTGTAAAGGCAAACAAGGTGGACCCACAGATTATGACTATGTTGCAAGCATCCCAACATATTGAGGTTTCCATTTCTGCCTTCACAGAAGATGAGATGACGGAAGGTGATTTCGGAGCAGAGCATTATGTGGGTATCGTTCATAATCTTCGTCCAGATCATTTGGCTTTTCTACCAGATGAAGAAGGTGCCTGTAATTGGCAAGACGGTGCAGGTGCTCCAAGAGTCAATGAGAATACAGAACGAAAGGAGAAAGGGGATGGCATAATGTTGGTAAAACATAAGGATGGTGGTTTGTGTGCCTTGTTGAAGGATGCACTTGGTGTGAGCGCAACATTGAAGGGTAATGAGTTGAGTCACGATGATTTGCGATCACGGTTGGCTACTGCATTGCGCGCAGGTGGTATGACAGACAACGAAGGTATCTACATACGAGATGTGTATGATAAGTTTGTCGTATTCGAGCATATGCAGAATGACAATTACAAGTTGTATAAGCAAGCGTATGCAACAGATGCGAATGAGAACGTATCTCTGAGTGGAGATCGTGTTGAGGTACAAGTGTCTGTTGAGTATGTTCCTGTAGCTAAGGCAGCACAGAAGCAAGACGGTAACGCCCAGAAGGGCAATCAGAAACAGGAAGGGAGTAATAGCATGGACCGAAAGACAATGGTAGCAGAACTCATTGCCAATGGTGCATGGGCCGACAGCGATACTGAGTTCCTTTCAGGAATGGAAGATGCTCATTTCGCCAAGATTCATGCGGCGATGAAGACGGCAGCGAAAACGGACGATGAAGTTGAAACTGAGGAACAGAAGGTAGCAGCCAAGGACGTAACGAACAAGGTTGCTCCTGTTGTTCCGGTGGATGCTGTCCCGAAGACGGTGGATGAGTATATCGCTGGCGCACCGGATGAGATGAAGGAAGTATTATCATCCAGTGTTGCTCTGCACAGAACCCGCAAGCAAGGTCTTGTGAAAGAGCTTATGGCTTGTTCCCGGAACAAGTTCACTGAGGTAGCTTTGTCTGCAAAGACTATTGATGAGTTGGAAGGTCTGTGCGAGTTGGCAGATGTTCCTGTCTCGTTTGAAGGTCGTGGTTTGCAGACTGCGCAGAAGGCGAATGCGGAAGACGATGGTATGGCAGAAGCGATGCCGGCCATGGACTTCACGAAGAAGTCATAAGGCAAGTAACCAAGAACAAGAACGAAAGGAGTAAGTCCAAATGGCTTACAAGCACATAATGATACTGGGTGATGGGATTCCGAAGGAGGCGAAAGCTTCTGGAGCTATCACACCGGGACATCTGTTGGAGCGCACGAGTGCTTCAGTAGATACAGTTCGGGTACACGCAACTGCTGGTGGTAATGTTGTGCCGAAGATCTTTGCAGTGGAAGACGATATCCAAGGCAAAGAGATCAGCCAAGCTTACGCAACCACCAACAATGTTCTGATGCGCGTTTGTCAGGGTGGCGAGGAAGTATATGCCATCATTAAGAACGGAGAGAACATTGCGAAGGCTGATCTTTTGGAAAGTGCCGGTGACGGTACTCTTCAGAAGCATACGCCTGACTCTGGTTCGGTGACAGAACTGAACGAGCAGATTGTCGGCAGGGCAATGGAAGCCTGTGACATGAGTTCCTCAAGTGGTGCAGACCCCACCGGTGGTCGCTGCCGCATTGAGATTGTATAACAAACGAAAGACGAAAGAGAAAGGAGTAAATCATGCTCGGAATAGATGGTTTGTTCAAAGGACAGGCATACGGCAATGTCGCGCAGAGATTGCAGGCTTGCGGTATGAAGGCGAATGCACTCCGCACGTGTGCTACTCTCCGCAAGGATGAGTGGAAGCAGTATGACACAGCGGTTGTGAAAGCAGCCCAACAACGGTTAGTTGGTGTTGCGGACTTGTACTCACGTGGCCTTACATACAAGATCGGCAACGGTCTTGGTAAGACGGTCCTTGAGTATGAGGACATGAGTGACCGTGAAGACGCGCAGGTTTCCATGGACGCAGTAACTCGTGGACGCCGGGATGGTGTTGAGTTTGATATCAACTACCTGCCCCTGCCGATTGTCCATGCGGATTTCTTTGTGAATGCGCGGGTGCTGGCTGCATCCCGTACCACAGGTGATCCGCTGGATACGACGATGGCGGAACAAGCTGCGCGTAAGGTTGCTGAGAAAGTTGAGTCAATACTGTTTACTGGACTTAGTACGTTCACATTCGGTGGCGGCTCAATCTATGGGTATATGGACTTCCCATTCAGGAACACAACGACACTTGGGACTTCATGGCCCAGTGACACTGCTACGAACATCCTCACAGATGTTCTGGCTGCGAAACAAGCATCCATCAATGCGCGGCATTATGGTCCGTGGGTTCTGTATGTGCCTACGGCCTATGAGACCACGTTGGATAAGGATTATGATACCACTCGTGGGAACACGATTCGGCAGCGTATCCTTGCTCTTAACGGCATCATGGATGTGAAAGTCGCTGACTTCCTCACAAACGACAATGTGCTGCTGGTCGAAATGTCCAGCGAGACAGTTCGCATGGTCGAAGGTCTGCAGGTCATGACCGTTGAGTGGGAAACCGAAGGTGGGATGATCCATAACTTCAAGGTCATGGCGATCATGGTTCCGCAGCTGCGGGCAGATCAGAATGACCGATGTGGTATCACTCACATTGCGTAAGAGGTGCACTGTAAGTCAGTAACCAGTCTGACTTTTTCTTTGAGTTTGCTTACACTAATCAGGTGTAAGCAACTCTCTAACCAAGGGAGAATTGAGAAATGAGATTCCGATTGTTAGCTGGTACGCATCAGGAAGGTGATAAGGTTTATAAGTCTGGACAGATTGTTCGTTCGGACAGAGTGTTGAATGAACTCTACAAGAACAAGTTCGATAGGGTTGAGGACAATGTACCGTCTTCCAAACCCGTTGCTGTTCTTGACAGGAAGTCATTGCTTGGTAAGAAGGATGTTGCGGTGGATAGTCCCACAGCAAGTCCAGATGTTGTGACTCCTATGGCGGCAGATGGAGAACCGAAGGGTGACGAGGTTGTTCTTATAGCAACGGAATATAAGAAAGGGCAGTGGGATGTAATCAACCGCAAGACGATGAAACGGTTGAATGATATTCCGTTGACACAGGAACAGGCTGAAGCAGTAGTGGATGGACAGCCGATGCCGGAAGCACCTGTGTCGAAAGAGAAGACCGCTGAAGGGCCTGGACAGGTCGCTGAAGAGCCTGAACAGATAGAAACGTCCGAAAGCCTAGAAACTGGTTCCAAGAACGATACAGAGGATGCTGAGGACGAAGACGAAGACGAAGACGAGGAAGACAAGCCCAAGAAGAAAGCAAAGAGCAAGAAAAAGAAGAAGTCTAAGAAGAGCAAGAAGAAAGAAAAGCCTGTTGAGTCTTCTCCTGTCGAAGAGGAAGAGGACGAAGATGAAGAGGTTCCCAAACCAACAAGACGCAGGAGAAGGTAAATTGTTTTGGAACGCACCAAGATTGTGGCAAGGTTCCACTGCTTATATCGTGGGTGGAGGACCAAGTTTGTTAACAACAGACTTGACTCCTCTCCACGATAAGCATGTTATTGGAACT